ACTGCTGTAGTTACTGTAGTAGCCCAGAAAGTAAAAAACTTACCTGCTTTAGAAAATATTACATTTTCATCAGATAAAAAACCTAATCTGTTTCTATAAAAGAATATATCATTTATTTTTCTTCCAACAAATGTAGGGTCTGGACTTGTTATCTCGTCTCCAACTGTTCTGCTTGCAAAGCTCGGCTCCTCATAAGAAGTACCACTAACCGTGTAAGTTGAACCGTCAGCTTTGCAAAATCTAAAATTTCCGTCTGCCGTTCTTATTAAAAGATGAGGCATTGTAGCGGCATTAAATGAGTTATCTAAACCATCTTGAACAGTTTCAACCCAAGCATTACCGTCCCAATAAACATAATAATTATCGTATTCAGTACCGCCATCTCCAACTATCTCTGCTACAAAACCTGTAATTCCTTTATATGGTAAATCAGCAAATGAATTAGTCTTACCTTTAATCATAATAAGACCATCACCTCCTAAACCATCTGATACTGATGATGTAAATGTACCGCTATTTTTTGATACATGAATAATAGAACCATCTCTAGTTACAGAGTACCCACTTAAATTACTATTTAAATCATTAAATAATTCTGTTGCAATATTATCTGTTGTAATGGAACTTGCATTTCCAGCAGAGCTGTTGTCTAAAGTTGTAAAATTTGCTTTTTCAACTCCATCAATTACAATTTTATAAGTAGTTTTATACTGACCGTTTTTAACATAATAAATTACTTCGTCTGGTCTAGTAGAAGAAGTTGATCCTGACTTAGTTGTAACTTTTGTTTTGTTAACTATAAAAGTGTAATCAGCAACAGTTACTAAATTAAAATCATCTTGTGGTGCTGATGATGTTAAATAAGAAACTCCATCTGGTACAACAACAGTTTTAGCGTTACCTGCTAAATCATAAACTTTTACACTTTGATTATTTAAAAGAACAACATATTGTTCTGTACTGTCTCTATTAATAATATGAACTTTACTATTAGTATGAGTATCGGTATTTAATTTAGCTATATGTTCTGTAGGTGGTCTTTTAGCTAAACCAGAAATAATATCTGATAAACCATTTTCTTGAACACTAGCTTGATTTGGTAATTTAACTGTGTCTGGTTGCTGAGAAACCCCATTCAATAAATTTGGAATTGAATTGGAAATTAATCTGGCTGGCATTATTCATCAGTAATTGTTGATTTCATCGGTTGGTAGTTGTCTCTATCTATAACTCTATACGTACTGTAATTATCAAAAATACTGTGATCTCTAGTATCTCCTTCGTGTTCTTTTAAAGCAGATAAAGCTTGTAGTTCGTCCATTTGATGAAACCTATGTAAAGTTTCAGAGGCTAACATTCTATCTTGAAATATTCTTGTTGCTCTAATTGTAATATATCTTCTTGCTGTTTCTGGTAATTCAATAAATTCTAACAACCAAGTTATATTTACTTTCATATCTTTAGTAAGAACATAAGTATGGTTTTCTCTATCCCAAAGTTTTCTTGCTCTTTCAACTAAATCTAAATTAGCATCACTATTTGAAGTATCTACTCTTAAAGCATTTGCAGGTAATTCAATTTGATTAGATGTATTTCTTGCAAGAGTATAATTAGTATCTGTATTAAAATGCCAACCTACACTTTGTACTTCTCTTGAAACATTATCTAAAATTTGTATTGCTATAGCAACGTCAGTTGTTGTCGAAGATGTAATTGTGTTAACAGGACTTTCTCCTATCGCCGTCATCATTACATTGACGCTTTCTAATTTACTACTTACTGTTGTCATATTTTAATTTTGGTAACACAGGGCGAGTTGTTTGTGTTTCCTCGCCCCGTGAATAAAATCGTAAAATTAATTACGAAGTTTTGATCTCAATTGCACAAATTGGATTAAGTACACCATGACCCATAGCGTATTTAGCAACCATCAAAGTTCCTTGTCTCTGAATTTGGTAGTCCATCTCAGTGCTTAAATCGAGTAATTTTACTGTCCCGATCGCATTTTTCTGCCAAACACAACCAACTGTAGTTGAGAAGTTCCCTGCAAAATTTGTAGAAGAACCCTGAGCAACGCCAGAAGAAATGTTTGTAGAAGGTATGTTGTTAGACATAATTATATTAATGCCTGCAACTTTTAAAACTTTACCTTCTGCGTAAGAACCGTTTCCGCCCCAATCTCTGTTTATAACAGTAGTACCTTGAATCAGATTATAGTAAGCCGCAGGTGAAACCGCCGCATATCTATCTTCCGCAGGTACATCTAAAGCGTCTAACTTTTCAGCCGCAGAGAAAATACTTGCCGCCGCAGATGCCGCATTAGTGTTAAAGTCAGCATCAGTTATAGATTGACCCGCCGCTTGTGGCGATGCCGCACTTGCTCTTGATGCTAAGATTAAGTTTTGGTAAACGTGCTTATCCATTTGGCTCGCTAAAGCTCTACCCATTTCTTTTGTGTAGATTGATCTAACATCGAAATGATTCATAGCTTCATCGATTTTCGAAATGAAAACTGGAGCGATAAGTAGATTCTCAATAGAGATTGTTCTCTCATTGTGAGTTACAGATCCGCCAGTAATTTCGTTTCCTACTACTGGAAATTGTGCCGACTTGCCCGAACTAATAGTTCGAACCATGTGTTTGTCTAGGGTAGTGTTTGCAGTTTCGAAAGCTGTAATTACTTCTCCACTGAAAACCTTGAGGAAACTAGCTGTTGTAGAACCAGATCCCGCATTTTGCCCTATTCTTGATGCAGTATAATTTGACATTATATTGTATCTCCTTTTGGTTTTAGGTTTTTGCTAATAGAGCTAGTTAATTTCAGTATCGGAATTGTCCAACCTCAGTCGGGTTTCGTCTTACTTTTAATCCGCTATTCAAGGACTAGCAATTTGTCCATAGAATTTTATTAAATAACTTTTGATCTAGATAATTTATCTGCTACCATTTTTCTAAATGCACTATCCGTAGCATATTGAGGACTAGCCATATCTGCTTTCATCTGGCCTATACTTTCATATGCAGATCCAGAGTTTGGTACAGATGTTTCTCCTGTAGTTAACATAGGTTCTTTGCTTTCAGATGCAAAACGAGCATACATACCTTTAATGGTAAATAATGCACTTTCGTTATCTTTACTTATACTATCGTTAAATTGTTGAACTTCTGATTCAGAAAGATTATTACTAACCCAATCGGTCATTCTTTTATAATTTTCTTCACCGCCTGTACTTTCATAAGCTTTGGTTTCAAACTGTTTTGCAACAGCGTCTAAGCCTGCAAGGTAGTTATCAATATAAGATTTTGGTAATCCTGCCTTTTCAAGTGATTGAATAGTAGTTTCACTTAACTCTCCACTTTCATCAAATTCTTTTTGAGCAGAAACAAAATCAAAATTAACAGGTGTGTCTGTTTTTGATTCTTCTTTTGGAGTTTCTTCTTGTTTAGAGTTACTTTCTCCTAATTTCTTTTCTAATTCTTGATAAGACTTAACTAAATCTTCTTGTGTTTTAAATTTACCAAGTATTGGTTTTTCTTCAACTGCCTCTGGTGCTTGTTCAGTTTCAACAGTATTATTTGCGTCAACTTTTGCTTCCATAGCATCTATGTGTTCTTGTGTTTCTTGTACTTCTTCTACAGGTACGTCTACTTTTTCAACCATTATTTCTCCTTATTATTGTTCTCCCTGATTTTTAAAACTATCCCTGACCATACCTGCTCCTTCTTTTACAACAGCAGGTGCGTTTTGTTGCATCATCATTTGTTCTTGCATAGCTTGTTGTTCTTGTGCAATTTGTTCTTGTGATTTAATTAAGCCATTCATCTCTACTCCTAAAGATGTACCAACTCTTTTTACATATTCTTCTAAATTTAAATAAGTCATTAACTGTTCCGCAAACGGTTGTAGTTGATTAACAAATGTATTTAGTCTTTGTAAATCACTTGATCTACCTAAAGCTTCAAGTCCTGTAACTATTTTAGGACGTACGCTATCTTTAGGTAAAGTAGGTAAAGCTTTTTTCTTTTCCATTTGATGAACTAATCTATTAATCAAAGGTAATTGTAATTCTTGAGATAACAAAGAATACAAACCACCTAAACTATCATCTAGTTCTTTAGATACATAATTAATTTCTGTAGCTGTAACTCTGTCATTATTTCTTTGAACAGAGGCATTTAACATAAATGAAAATTGTAATCTTTCTTCAATAATTTTAATTGTTTGAAAAGAAATTGCAAAGTCAGCACCTTTGTTAACTTGAAGTGTAGTAACATCTTCTGCATTACCTTCTCTGATTGCACCGTTAGGACTTTCAGATAAAGTTTTAAGTCTTGTGCTTCCGTTTGGTTTTACTAAAAATAAAACTTTACTTGAAGCTGCAGAACCTTCGACTACTGCTCTATATAATGATTCTAAACTACGAAGATCACCGATATACTCCTCGATAAATCCTCTACCCCAATCTTCATTGTCGATTGAAGTGTATCTTAAGGGAATAAAAGGTGACTTGTCTAAAGGGTAAGTCCCATGACTTTCTGGCAATATTTCATCACCACATTCTTGATGTACAAGCCACTTTTTATTATCTTCCGATCGCTTAATGCACGTGTAGATATCGATTGTATTTTCGTAAGAAGATGTAAGCTCTCCTTTTAATTTTTCTATAACTGATGGTGGTGCTGAATTAGGACTAACAGTATCTTTTGTTATTATTTTTAAAACTTTACCAGTAGCATCTCTTTTTATAACATATCTATTAATATGATAAACTTTCATACTCATTTCAGGTGTAATATAAAGAAGACAGTTTCCTGCTACAATTAAATGTTTTAGAGCTTCAAAAATAGTTGTTCTAAAATTATTAACTTCCATTTCATTCATTACTACTCTTTCAAGAGAACCTAATGCTTTTTC